AAAGAGATCCACCGAATACCCCAGCAACACCGAGCATGTGGAACGGATGCATAAGGATATTGTGTTCTGCTTGGAATACGAACATGAAGTTAAAAGTACCAGAAATACCAAGAGGCATACCATCACTAAAACTCCCTTGTCCGAAAGGGTACACGAGAAAAACCGCTAGAGCTGCTGAGACTGGAGCCATGTAAGCTACAAAAATCCAAGGTCTCATACCTAGTCGATAAGATAGTTCCCATTGTCTTCCTGCGTATGCAGCCACTCCAATGAGAAAGTGGAATATAACTAACTGATAAGGTCCGCCATTGTATAACCACTCGTCCAGTGTAGCAGCCTCCCAGATAGGATAGAAATGTAGTCCGATTGCGTTAGAGCTAGGGACGACAGCTCCTGATATTATATTGTTCCCGTATAATAAGGAGCCGGAAACTGGCTCACGTATGCCGTCGATGTCCACAGGTGGAGCAGCGATGAAGGCGAGAGTAAAACATATTGCAGCAGCTAGTAAGCAAGGTATCATTAATACTCCAAACCATCCTACGTATAGGCGATTGTTTGTACTTGTTACCCACTCACAAAATTTCTGCCAGTTGGTTGTAGTGTCTCTTTGTAATGAGATTGCAGCCATGTGATTAATTAATTTAAATGAATGTTGTCGCATTCCTCTTCGACTTTGGAGAGGAAAAAAGAGATGAGGTCCATCTTATTCTTAAGAGGTAGGTCCTCATCTAGTATTATTTTATATCTTGCTTCGAGAAAATCAAAGCAACTCATCTTCCAGTTATAAGGACTAAAAGATTCCGGGGATGATTTGACCGGTTGTGGCGTATGCGCCAAGAGCAGCAACGATACCAAGCATTGCAGCCCAGCCGTTAAAGCGTTCCGCTTCATTAGTCATAAAAGGATTGGTGTTAATTGGATAGTTTTCGATGACTCTTGCAGGAGTCTCGTTTGCGTAAATGTTTTGTTTACCGTATTCGGTAGTTCTCATAATAGTTCGGTGTGGTGGTTTACATATTGGCGAGGACGATCCGATTCGGGTCGCCGCTATGTAATTAGAACTGTAGATCTGACTGTTCTAGTTTTGCTAGAATGTCATCTCTGTATGCTTCATCTGTTTCATAGCGAGGATCACCCATAGCTGATATTAATTCAGCTTGTGATCTAAATGTATTCCCGCTAGTACGAGGTGGCTTACCTTGTAGAGTTCTGCCTTCGTTACCAAAAGCATTATCATACTGTGCTTTCAATCCTTGCATAGCTAGGTTAATAGCTTCTACATTTCCTGAAGCAACTAAGTTATCATAAGCTACCACTGTAGGTTCAGGCAAGTTATTAGCAGCCCAAGATACAATATTTGTATATTGTTTCTCACCACCAACAGCATTTTGTATTTCGTTTACCTGTGCATCAGGAATATCTACTTCCTGTTGTTGTTGTGCAGGAGCATTTTTTATAGACTCCATATAAGCATTAACAATATCTGTACTACTCATTGAAGAAAACTTGTTTATAGTTTCTGGTGATAAAGTATTGTCATTACTATAATATTCTTCAGAAGCTTGAGATATTAGATCGAATGCAGGAGACGTTTCAGATACCTCCTCATTAGTTCCTTCTTCTTCTCCTTCTCCTTCCTCTCCTGCTTGGTCTGTTTCTGATTGTCCAAGTTTACTTTGTAATTCTAGGTATGCTTTTTCTAACTCTTGTGGGTTATTGTATTTCCCTGCTAGTAAACCTTCTTGTTCTGCTACTAGCTTTTCACCAACTTCTAGAGAGTCCTGTTCATCGGCTGAGAGAACTTCTGTCTGTGGTGTGTTGTCATACGATAGTGTTTCTGCCATTATTCTTCAATAGGTGGTTCTTCTGTTGTTTCTGCCATACCTTCCTGCATAGCTGCATCCATTGCTGGATTCTTAGATGGGTCCATCATAGGAGTACCAGCTAGTTTACCAGCTTGTTGCACTAAAGCTTGTTGCTGTTGTGCTTGCATTTGTTGTTGCATTTCTTGGTCTATCTGTTGCTGAGTCTTAATTAGATTCAGTACATCTATACCTTGTGCAGCAGCTAGTCTACGTATAGCTTCTAGTGGTTCTACAAACTTCATGAGCGCCTCTGGTCCGAGGGTCTGTGCGATAGTACCAATGAACTGGGTCAATGATTCTCTATCTTGTCCTCTACCTAATGCATTAATACCAGCTACGATTGTAGGTCTGACTATATCTTTAGGTAGTTTAGGTATCTCATTACTACGTTGTAGAACTAAGAGTGTACGATTCAAATATGGTATTAGGAACTCAATCGTGAGCAACGAAAATATTCCGCCGAGCTGTTGTTCAAGTTCTAATTGAGTGAGTCGTACTTCCTCTGCTGTTACTCGTTCAGCTTGTCTTATGTTCATCACTAAGAATGCTTCGAGTAATCTTTTCTCTATCTGATTAGCCATGTTTGCAGCAGTAGAGAAGTCGGCTGTCTTACCCACTTGTACTACCTGTACGTCTTCTGCACGTCCAGATACAATGGCACCATTGCCAGCCTTAGCAATAGTCTGTGGCTTTGTTGTGGAAGATGGGCTGACTAGAAAGATTACTTTCGAGGCGGCTGCTGCGCCTTCAACAAGCGCTTGAGATAATCCCTCAACTGTTTTAAGGTCTCCGAGAAACTCTTCGACTCTGCCTCTACCATAATCTTCTCCGTCAACTGTATTGAATCTGAGCACTAACCAAGGACTTGCATTTTTAGGTGCGGTACTACGGCTACCGGGAATGATCTTATCGAACGCTTCCTGAAACCATACCCACCTACCATCTATTAATTTAACACAAGTGTACACTTCAATGTCATCCTTGTCCGTGGCTTTTGTCTCATCTACTACCCCTTGTTTTGATAATGGAGTTGGGATATCTACATCCATTACTTTTCTATTGATTAGTTCTTTAGTAACTATCTCTAAAACGTTGCCGTTCCCATCACGAGAAACAACGTATCTTGAAAGCGGATAATTTTTTAGACCATCTTTACCCATAAAGATAAGGGCGTTACCGCCAACGATCAAATGTTTGAGTGCTTGATGAATAGTTACTCTATCATTTGATGCCGCGATATATTCCATTATCATTCTCTCCATCTTGGAGAAGGATAGGTCTAACTCTCCTCTAACCTCTGGCGTAAACTCCTCACCTAGTTTATCTTCCCTTAGTTGTAACTTAAAGAAGCTAGTTTGAGGAGGTAGTATTGCGAGCATTAGCTTTGCAGCTAAGGTTACTACGCATTTACTACCTATGCTTTGCCACGGTACTTTCAAAGATTCGTGGTTTGGTCTAGACGATAGATCGTCTTGAATTAGATAAGGCAACGTAAGTTCTGAACACTCTACTGCTTTGTCTAGAAATTCTCTACGACTTGTAGAGAGTTGTTCATATCTCTCACGTGCTGTCATCATTGATTAATTCCTCCGGCTGGACCTGACTGTCCAGTGTTTATTTTAGATCCAAGAGGTACTCTTAATTGTGAGCTGCCTCTACCAAATTCTGAAGTTTTCTTAGATTGAGTTCTTCTTACCTTTGGATTCACTTCCTTTTCCATTGGCTCAGGAGTTGGTAACGGAGCTGGTGGAGCTGGAGGTACTGGAGGTGGTGGTGGTAAAGGTACTGGTGGTGGTGGTGCGGGGTTGCCGCCTCCGAATATACACATTAGATTTCGTCCTCTGTTTGTTTTTGTTTTAAATAATCAACCACACTAGCTTGTCCAGCTCTGTACATGATTGATTGTATATCTTCTTTTGGGTGAACTGGTTTCCACCCAAAGTTTTGATCTAACTCATTAACTAAATCGTCAAGCTTTTCATTATGAAGCTTAAGAGTATTGAGGGAGATTGACATTTGAGTGTTCAAAGAATGCAGGCATTCTAGCTGCCTTGGTTTGTGAGAATTCTGGTGCTTTGCCTTCGTACATAAGTCTGTCGCTGGCATCTAACCAAAACTTTTTGTCTAAATATCTATCAGTATTCTGTTTTAAAGGTTCCATTACCCAGTTAATAGTTGCCTTCCTTAGAAGGTCAAGAGATCTACTAGGTTTGAGACCTAGCTCAGCACATACCAAACTGTTAGTTGCTACATGCACTTGCTCGTCTCTAGATATATCTGCTGATACTGTTCTTAATCCTGCGTCTCCACAAAATCTAAAGAACGGTAGTAATACAAAAAAGATTGCTCTCTCTGCTACTAACGCTTTACATAATGTGTGGTCAGGATGTTGTTCCCATGCTGCACGTAAGCGTAAAGCTTCGGCTTCGGCTTTGTCATCTACGCCTAGTGCGTTGGTGATGTAACCAAGAGCGAGGTCATGTTTAATCTCGTCCTTTACGTTTGATTCTAGAAGTGCTCTAGCAGTGATGGGAACATCTTTATCAAGTGCGTCTGTAATAAACTCGCCAACTGGTAACTCCATATGGCGTATTGCAAGGGCACGGTAGATGGTTTCTTCTGCACCTTCTTTTAGTTTTCCTTTAGATGTTTGTACGGGTGTCCAAGTTCTTTTTCTGGACAGTAATTTTAAATAGGGATTCATTGCTCGCAATCGCATTCAATTTTCATAGCTGGATCCGGAACAAAGTCTGGATCTGGTTCTTTACTAAACAAATCTCCTAAGTAATTCTCAACCTCAAGATCTCCTAGTGCTGCGTAAGCATCAGTTTTATCTTGTGTATCACCCATTACCTGTAAGCTGTAGTAAAGAGAAGTCTGTGGTGATTTTAACCACTCTTCTATAAATGCCTCATCGTATGTCACCATGTCACTCCAAGAGTTGAAGCTATAGCCATGAAGCAATCCTGTTCTGTTGAGCATAATCATTATCTGATCTGCCACTTGTTTGAAACTCTCCCATCCAACTTCAGATGCGATCTCAACGTCGCCATATTTTACCTGTTCGACACCAAACTCACCTGAATCCCTGTCAACTACTCGACTAATAGGTGGTGCAATTTCTGGTGTTGAAGTAAAGCCATGAATGTCTCTACTCCTGTAAGAACAACTGGCGGTAGGAGCTATCGCGAATGCTCGTTCCATGTTGTTCTCTCTTGCTATGTTAGCTGCCTCTTGTATGCCGAGGAAGAGTTCACGTGCAGCTAATCCCGCGTAACCTTCGTAAGGCTCAGCATTGTTACATGCTTCAAGTGCCTTACCAAACTCGGCATATGTAATGTTGTTGTTAGCTAGGAAGTTAGCTAATCCTAACACACCTAATCCAACTTGTCTATCATTTTCTGGTGCTAAGTATTCACCAGTTCCTCCAACACCTGTTTTACCATGGAGGCTGCACAGTTCTTGCATGCCTTCACGGAAACTTGGTCGTAGGTCGCCGATACGACAGGCACCGAGATTGATATGTTGTAAGAGGCAAGTTCCGCGTGAGGGCAAATAAACCTCAAGGCAGACGTTGCTCCTGATTCGTTTTCCATTGTTGTCATGTTTTATTTTTGATAACCAAATGTCTCCTCTTGCAATTCCTCTAATAATTGCTTCCTTGACTCGAGCTTCTGAATTAGTCCAGAGTTCTGGGGTGAGGTCAACACATCTTTTAACCCATGGGAGTTCTTCTCTTTTGACTTGCACGAAGTCAATAATATCGGCGTGATTAATGTCAAGGTGAATAACGCACGCACCGTTGCGGTACGTACCACCGCGTCTAAGTATTTCATTTAATGTTGAGTAGATTTTTGCGAATGACACTGGTCCACTTGCAACAAGTGTATCAGGTCCTTTATTTGTTTCTGTCCCTGCCGGTCTAAGGTCCGACAAGTGGACTGCGACTCCTGCTCCAAAGCGTAGAGCATGGCTAACAAAACGCCAGCTTGCTTCGATTCCATCTGACCCCTCCATAGAGTCTTGTACATTAAAAATTGTACATGATACTGGAAGACGATTGGTGGGATTGTCAATCCATTGCTGAACTCGACCAGTTCTAGCTATTTTGTTGGGTGTTTGCATTTTTTTTAGCTTCTTTAAGTAAAGGTACTAATAAATTATTAAATTTAAATAGTTGTTTTTGTAATTGTAAGTATAGTTCTATCATCGTCTCTTTGTCAATCTCATACAACGCTAACTCTATCTCCCTCATCTGTAGGTCTTGGTTCAGAGTCAATTTTGTAGTCTCGTATGGGGTTCCAGAGGATTGGTTCTTTTTTCTCATGGTCGTAGTCTGATGTTGTAAGTATGCGTGCAAGTCTTGCGTTGACTAACGCATCCTTTTCAGTCATGTCCTTTTCTTCAAAGGTTTCAACGACTGCTTTCCATGTGTATCCTTTCTCTTCAAAGATCTTCTCTGCTTTTTTAACTCCAACGCCCGGTACACCCGAGTAACCGTCTGTATTATCGCCAGCGAGTGCTTGGATTAAATGCCATTTTGCTCCTTCGTTAGGAGAAATAGTAACTGTTTCTTTGAAGTCATATAATTTACCGGGAATCTGTCTCATATCTTTATCAGGTGAGACAATAATGTTTCCGGGATATTTTGTTGCGTAAATACCTAACGCATCATCAGCTTCAAGTGTATCCTTGAGAATAACTTTGTAGCTTTTTCTTAGTTCCTGTATAACTCGTTTGAATCCACAGGGTTTTTTTCGTTGTCGATGACCCTTATATTCGGGTAGAATTTTTTTCCTAAAATTATTAGGACTTGTAAAAAACAAGATCATTTCATCGTCAAACGAACCTAATTCGTTTTGGACTCTATCTAAATCTCTTTTAACGCATTTCATTGCATCTGAGAAGTTAGAAGTAACAACAATAACGTCATCACCAAAATCCATTTCGGTTTCGGCGGCTGCACAGCATTTATATACTATGTAGTCGCAATCAATTAATAGTTTCATATTTAATGCACGTCATGCCATGTTAAACCTTCTTTTGCTTCGGCTGCTATGGGACAACGTAATTGGTAGTATTCTCCAGCAAGTATTGCTGATTTTTCTAGTTCTCTTCTGACACCGACTGCATGATATGGTCTACATTCAAATTGCAATTCGTCGTGAACGAACGCTAGTTGATGTGTGTGAAAAGGTTGTAAGCGATCATTTGCTATGACCATCCAACGCTTTGCAACTATACCAGCAGAGCACTGCAATAAATAATTTAATGCTTTGTGTGGTGAATCGACCAGCACCCTTCGTCCGTCACATGCCAGCAAGAACCCTGTAGCAGACCTAGCTGCCACCGCTCCCAAAAGTTCAGACAATCCTTCGATTGCAGATACAAAAGCTTCTCGGATTTCGGATCCTTTTTTTCTTGCTTCCTTGGGTTGTAGAGAGTTATCATAACTCGTACCTATTTTTTCGTTTCCAGCACCATACAAGAAGGCATAAGTTACAGTCTTGACTTGGCGTCTGGTGATTCCTATTTTATCTGCGTTAACTTGATGTATGTCATCATTGAGTAATATGTCGGCATATCGACCTCCGTCATATCGTCCTAAGTAATGTGCAAGCATGCGTAATTCTATTCCGCTTAAATCTGCACCTACCATTGTGTGTCGTGGACTGGCAATAAATAGTTCTCTAAATTCTTTATCAGCAGGCACCTGAGCTAAATTCGGTTTACGATGAGCACATCTAAATGTGTTCGTACTAACCGAACAGTTATGGTGTATTCTGCCTTTACTCGTAACAAGCTTGTTCCATGCGTTCACGCCTTCGGACATCATCCCAAGCTTCTTCTTTATCGTCAAACATTTCGCACATGCTCTGGAGAAGGGAATATCTATCTCCATCAATGTAATCTCGTCGATAATTGGTTTCCCAGTCGTAGTGATCTTGTTCAGTTTGACATTCAAACGATTTGTAAGAATCCATGCTATGTGATCTCGTGATGTGGGGTTAAATTCTTTTAGTCTTTGGAACTCTGCTCCGGCTCTGTATCCTTGTGTAGAGTTATCTCGTTTAGGAGTGAACAACGCTCCTCCAACGAAAGTCCATTCTTCCCGAAGTACTTGAGTAAGTTCTTCCATCTCTCTTCTGAGATGTGACTCAAGTTGCTGAGCTTTTTGTTCATTAAATGTCCATCCATGAATTTCTTGTTCTGTTAGTATTTCTGCGACTCGGTGCTCTAGCCGACACGAGTCAGGTAAGGGCGGAAATGTTCGCATAATTTAGTAGTAACGTTTACGTCTTGGACCATGTAGTCCTGCATTTCTTGACTCCATTCTTGCCAGTCAGAATTTTTACCAAAGTCTCCTTTGTATTCTCCTAGTCTGTAGCCATAAGCTTCTAAAGAATGGCGTCCGTATAGTTGTAGTGGCATATGTCTCCACTGTCTTTTCTTGTCTATCTCCATTAAATTTGGATGATATAAACGAGAAAGCACAAGAGTATCAACGCATTTAGCATCAGTATGAAACTCGCTGCTAAGTTTCCGTAAAACAGCAAGGTCGTACCCAATAATATTATGCCCAGCGAGAGTATCAGCTTCCATAAGTTGATTGATACCATCCCTGATATTGGGTTTCTCGTCATCTTGATCGTTATATACGTAGCTCTTCTCTGTTTTCGTATCAAAGGTGGAAATGCAATGTATTTTAGATACGTCATAAAGTAATCCGTTGGTTTCTATGTCAAATACTAGCACTATTTTTTACCAGTATAAGTCTTGTCCTTAAACTTAGCTTTCTTTTTTGCTTGTTTTGTAGGTGGTTTTGGTTTCTCCAGCTCAGAAGTCTGTACTGGGATTGAAAATTGGGTCCGTAGTTTCATCGTACTTACATGTTTCTTTGTTGTATTTAAGCTGACATGCGACGCCTACCTCTCCTGAATATCGGTTCTTCAATAAACGTAAGATAGTAATATCTTCAGCTTCAGTTTGTTGGTTTCTTTCCAGTCCCCATACTTCATCTGCAAGCTGGCTTATTGCTGCACTTCCTCTTAGTTGTCCAAGAGTTACACGTGCTCCTTCTTCATGGTTCTTATCTGTCTGTGTTCGACGTAGATGTGAGACCAAGAATAGTTTGATTCCGGTTCGTTCAACTAAACTTCGTAGCTTAGTCATGGTGGTGTCGATCATCTTACGCTCGTCTCCATCTAATCCAGAAATTAATATGGACAAGTGGTCGAGGAAGATTGTTTTGGTTTCAAGCGCGAGTGCCATATATTCAATCCTACTATAAATAGTATCAGGATCAGCACTTCCGAAGTGGTCATAAAGGAAGAGATTCCAGCCTTTGAGGGTATAGTCATATGCTTCTTGTAATGTTTCCTTGGTATGTTCTCCAAGATGTAATGCTTTACCAGTAGCTACAGACATAAGTCCTAAAGCTGTTCTTCTGTTTGACTCCTCCAGAGCTATGTATCCTACACGCTCGTCTTTATCTAATAAATGTGTAGCTAACTGCCTAGTCAAGGTGCTTTTGCCCTGACCTGTGCCTGCACTAATTACGGTTAGTTCTCCGTATCTGATTCCGTGAGTCATCTGTTGCAATCCTGCAAATGGATACTCAAAGTCACATGGTGGACTTGGGTTTGTGACTAACTCTAGTAGTGATTTACCATCTACTATTCCATCCGGCTGATACGGCGAAGCATTCCAGATAGCTTTCCTAATCGCTTCTGCATCGTTATTCTGCAATGCGTCAGAAGCATCTTTGTACGGGTCTGGCAAATGAGCAATCTTAACTTTCCCAGACGGTAAGAGCGCAGCCACTGCTTCCGTCGCCAGCTTACCCGGCTCGTCTTTATCGAAGAAAAGGATAATTTCTTGATAACCTTGAAAAAGCTGTAGTTGCTTTTGTATATCCTTCTTTGCCGACGCAGCTCCGTGAGGTAACGAGATATGCGCCCAGTTGGGGTAAGCCTCCCAGCCCGATAGTGCATCAAGTTCCCCTTCGTAGACCATGATACGTTTGCCAGTAGAAGGAATAAGAGACTGACCAAAAAGAGTATCAGTAGTATTACCTTCATACTTAAAGTCCTTTAACTTGTTCTTGGTTTTGAATCCTTGAAGTGTTCTGTCGCTGCTGTAATAAGGGAACCGTAAAAGTTCTCCGTCTCTGTAGACTTTGTAGTGTTGACAGGTTTCTTCACTGATTTTTCGTTTTTGCAGCCTTTGGGCTGATCCTGTAAATTGAACATTGGTGGGCATGTTATGTGTGTGATTGTCTGATCTTGTTAAAGTTTGACAACTAAAACAAAATGTATTTCCATCATCATACACAGCCTTCGCATCAGATGAGCCACATACTTCACATGGCTCATGTCTTAAAAATTCTGCGGTCATGGTTTTAACCAATCGACTGGTATGCAGTGTGCCGCGCACCAGAGTATTCCGTATCGCTCACACCATTTCGCATAAGTTGTTTTGCTCTTCTTAGAGATACGTTTGTAAGGATCCTGAAAGACCATGCGAAGGTCGATGTCAGGATTGTCCTTGATGACTTGTCTCATCTTGCGCCTACTGGGTGGGTCCCAATAACCTTTCACTTCAAGTACAACTCCGTTGTTTGGTAATACAAAGTCAGGAGTGTATTGATGTTCAATAGTATAAGGGTAGGACGTTTCCTCGTATTCATAGTCAACGCCCAGTTGTACCAATAGATCAGCTACTTTCTCTTCAAGTCCTGATCGGAACCCCATTAGAAGTCGTCTTCGACTGAAGCTGGTGCAGTGTCAATTATCTTGACGTTAGGATCTTGTGTTTTAAATCCTGCTGTACTACCGAATAAGTCGGCTGCTCCCTGTTCGTCTAGGTCTCCTGTGTCTACGCCTACTTCTGATTGTACACTTACAATCTGTACTCCAGATAACTTAAGTGATGTACCATAAGTAACACCATCTTTTAGTATGTATGGTTTCTGAGTAAATCCAAGTTTAACTTTACTTCCTGAATATACTGGTGTGCTCTCGTCCTTGATAGGTGTTCCTTCTGTATCTACAACAGGTGGACGTTTTTCCTCAGCCCAAGAAAACTTGATAAGATACTTACCATCACTAACTTCTTCCCATGGGGTAGGTTTTAGTAGTGATCTCTTTGGGTTTCTTAATTTAGACTCTGCCCATTTTAAGCATTCGCCTCTCTCAGTCTCTAGTTTAGAGATTAGTTCTTCTCCAACTAGGGCTTTTAATGAATAGCCAAACTTGCTTGGCTTTAACACAGCTTGAAATCCTTCTAAGGTTACAGGCTCGGGTGTTACGTGTATGTTTCTCATTTTTAACAAAAGAAATATGTGGAATCAATTACCTCGGACGCATGTAGGTCTCCGATAATCGGTGGTTCAGTCTCTGCACCTATTGCTAAGGCAAAGTCTGTTAATGGTTCATGCTCTGCGAACAGACGCATGTATGTTTCTCGTACAATCGTTGATAGTATGCACATATCAGTAGCTCTACATAGAACTGAATCATGTATTAGAGCTATCGGTTTATCAAATTGACTTGCTGCAAAGTGAAGCAGCGAAGCATCAAGTGAATGAATCAGGTTAGGAGCTGTGGCGTTCTTGTGATGTTTTAAATCTACGCCCTTCTCTGCACCTTGGACGTGTAGTTCACATCGTCCCATTAACTGTGTTTTTATTCTCACAGGTTTTTCGTACTTCATCAAGTGTTGTACAACAGGAAATCCAGATGGTGTTGTCCATTTAATTTCTTGTGCACCTGATCTAATAGCACGTGAGATCTCAGTCTCTATCCATTTCATCACTTGCATCGGACCCGGAACGATGATATTCATGGCGTCCCTGACAGCTTTTACACATTGTGTTAGCTCTTCTTTGTCAACTTCTACACCTTTCTCTGTAAATGCGTCCCTGATGTACGATCTGTTACTAAAAGGCTTAGCATTGTAGGGTATAGTCATAACGCAACGCTTGGTTACTTTCCTATCCCAATATGGTCTAAGTCTTTGAGGTATGTGGTCTACGCTTGTTTCTGCGATAAGTTTATAGGCGTCTTGTGGTTTGTTTGAGCCGACCACATTTACAATTTTTGCTGTTGATTTATCTTTAGCTAGTCCAGCTAAGATTTGTAAGCCACTGCAAGTAGCGTCGATTGCGACGGGCAAGTGTGTGTGAAAGCGATGCTCAAAGTGTAGCTCGCAATACTCACAACATGCAGCTAAGAATTGCCATGGCTCGTCTGCATTCTCCCAATCAGCTATGTTGTCGATAGGGTTATAGAATACACGAGTAACTAAGTCATAGTTTTCTGGCTCATCTATCCATGCAATACGCTCTTCCATTGTAG